GATTTTTTATGGCTAAATCTGACCAAGTAAATCTGGCGGCAACTAATGGTTCAACATGGCAGCTTACTGGAGTTCAGCTTGAGGTTGGAGATGGGCCGGGAACCGCTTTTGAGCATGAGGACTACGGAACTACGTTAGCTAAGTGTCAGCGGTATTATATGAAATGGCTTGCAGATACAGCTTATGACGCAGCATTTGCTGGCTTCACACTTAATAGCACTCAATTCTTCGGCACATATAATTTTCCATGCGAAATGAGGGGTGTGCCAACAATGGCTGTTGGTGGAAATTGGAATGTTTTTATCACAGGCGGTGACTATGCGGCTAGTTCATTTCAGCTTAACCAAGCCACTCCGTTTAATATGATGGTTTTTGCTGGTAGCTCTGGAATGACGGCGGGTAGTGGTGGTTTGATGCGTACTAATAATGACAATGACGCATATGTTGAGTTTATATCGGAGTTATAAAATGGTTATTACAGATGCAAAATATCACGCAAGAGATGCTGATAATTCAAACCCAAATGTTTCAATTAACTGCAAAATTGATGGAAAAGTTTATTTAGTTCCTATCTCATCAGGCAACACAGAGTACGCAGAAATCATGCGCCAAGTAGCGGCTGGCGAACTAACTATAGCAGATGCGGATTAGGAGATTGACATGAGTGGCTTAACGATTACAACCGCCCCGCAGAATGAGCCGCTTGATGCCGCTGAAACCATATCGTATTTGCGGTTAGATGCAAATGTGGACACCACGCTTGTTAACAATCTTATACAGGCGGCTAGGTTTTGGTGCGAAGATTACACAAACAGAACATTGCTCACGACTACATTTACTCTGTCGCTTGATGGAATAGGCTATGTTGATGTGCCAATTAAAGAGGGATTTCACACAGGATATTCTGATACGCCAAGAATAAATTACATAGAATTGCCAAAGTCACCAGTGCAGTCAGTTACGCACATCAAGTCGTACACAGATGATAACACGGCATCAACTCTTGCTACATCTAATTATTACAGCGATTTGGTAAGAGAGCCAGCGCGGATTGTTCTGCGTGATGGCGGGTCATGGCCTACAGATTTACGCAATGCAAATGGAATAGAGGTTGAATATGTAACTGGCTATGGTGATTCAAGAGGCACTATCCCAGAGCCAATTCGTGTTGCTATGCTAGAATATATTTCATTTTTATATGAACACAGAGGCGATGATGAAGGCAGGGCGTTAAACCCGCCAATGATGATTACCTCTTTATTGCAGCCTTATGTTATTATGAGGTACGGCGTTAGCTCTTATGGTGGAGGTATGGGTTTTGGCTATCGGTAAGATGCAACATTCACTGGCCTTGCAAGCGAAGGGTGCTAGTGCAGATGGAGGCGGCGGTTCATCTGGTGCGTTTTCTACTTTTGCAACCACATTTGGCAGAATAGAGGCTCAAGGTGGTGGCGAGAGGTTCTTTGGTGACCAGAATGAAGCTCGGACAACTCATAAAATCACAATACGGTTTAGGCGCAATCTTACAGTAGCGCACCGCATCTTGTATTCTTATACAGCGGATGGGGCAAGCTATACTCGCACGTTTAATATTCGCAGAATTGAGAATAAAGGTGAGCGTGATAAATACCTTGAAATTTTAGCCGAGGAAGGCGTTGCAACCTAATGGCTAGGGTAACTACCAAAATAGTACGCAAGCCCCGCACGCAGGCTGTAATCAAGGATTACGAGGGTAGTTTAAGGGCTTTGGTTGGCAGGGCTGGGAATCTTGTGCGAAATACAGCCGTTCAATCTATAAACCAAGGGGCGGCATCTGGGGTGACTTATGAAAAGTACAACCCGCGCAGAACACATACAGCATCAGCCGCAGGGCAACCCCCCGCCACAGATACAGGCTTTCTGGTGAACAATATTGTGATAACCATGGATACGGCTGACAAAGGTTTGTCTGTAAATGTAGAAAGCCGCGCTGACTATTCATCATTTCTGGAGTTTGGCACATCAAAAATGTCTGCTAGACCTTTTATGCAACCCGCGCTAGAAGAAAACAGAGCCAAGATTAATCGTTTGGCTAAACAGATGGTGAAGGCTAAATAATGGCACTGCATAGCTGGGAATTACAGAAAGCGGTATATGGCAAGCTAGCAGCCGCCAGCATTACTGATTATGCTGGTGATGCAATTACTGGTGTATTTGATGATGTGCCAACAGACACAGCTTATCCGTATGTTGTTATTGGGGATGAGACAGCAACCAATATCTCAGCAAAAGATAAGGATTTCCACGAACATACGTTGACCATTCACATTTGGTCGCAATATCGTGGGAACCGTGATATAAAAGAAATTATGGAACAAGTATATGCAGCATTGAATGATGTGTCATATACTGTTTCGGGTGCTTCTGGGGTGAACTTGAAACATGAGTTTCAAACGACACTTACAGAGGGTGATGGTATTACACGGCATGGTGTCATGAGATTTCGTGCTGTTGTGTCAGACAATTAAAGGAGACTAGACATGGCGGCACAAAAAGGTTCAGCCCTGTTAATGAAAATCGGTAATGCGGCAAGCCCAGAGGTTTTCACAACAATCGGTGGTATGCGTTCAACATCCTTAACCATGAATGATGAGATGGTTGACGTAACAAATAAAGACTCAAGCAATGCAAGAACTATCTTGGCGCAGGGTGGGGTGAACTCTATCAGTGTATCAGGTAGCGGCGTGTTTACTGATTCTGCCTCAGAGGCAACACTCAAAGGCAAATTCAACGTATCAGCATTGACTAATTATCAGTTCCTCGTGCCTGACTTTGGCACGTTCACAGGAACCTTTATGCTAACAACCCTTGAATATGGCGGCGAGTACAATGGTGAAGTGACTTACAGCTTTACCTTTGAAAGCTCTGGCGCAATCACATTCGCTACGGTGTAATGAATGACTTGGGTTCAAGTAGAAATTGAAGTTGGTGGCAAGACCTTTAACGGACACATGATGTCTAATGAAGATGCCACCATCTTTAATATTCCCCCTGCCTCAGAATTAAAGGTCGATGGGAAATTCAAGTGTGGTGGTCAAACATATACCGCCGCGACTGTTCACGATGTAGCCCAGAGGGGCGAAGAATTATTGGTAGAAGCCAAGGAGAAAGCGGATGTCAAATCCAAAGCGCGGGGAGCTAGAGATAGCTCTGGGGGAGAAGAAGTATAAAGGCAAGGTAACGCTGGATGCTGTAATGCGTATTGAGCAGTCATGCGGGATGGGCATTGTCAAAATAGCGCAAGCATTATCTGAAGGCAATCTAACTACTTCTCAAATGGTCGCGATATTAACGCCTGTTATTAGAGGCGGTGGTAATGACATAAATGAAAAAGAGGTAGGTCAGTCTCTCTGGGGTGCGGGGTTAGTTAGCGGCATGAAATCTATTGGTGAGATTCTAGCCGCTGTTCTTTCTTCAGGCCAAGATGACGATGAAGAGGCCGATGAGGGAAACGAAGAAAAGGCGGGGGAACTGTTGTAGACGAATTGCCGTGGAATGATTGGATGCGTTTGGGTTTAGGGAAAATGCAAATTGCGCCGATTCATTTTTGGGATATGAGTTTTCCAGAGTTTTACGCGGCAATAGAAGGTTTCGCAGAATTTAACTCAGGAGGTAAACCGCCACCTCTGACTAAAGATGGGTTAGAAGAATTGATGGAACTCTACCCAGACTAACTTAGGAAGGTGTCTAATAAATGGCAACGACAGTAGATACCTTACTGGTTCGCATTGAGGCTGACTTAAAAGATGTCAACCGCAAGCTAAAACAATTTGATAAAAATGTAGACACCACAGCTAAAAAAGCTCAACGCAATTTCAATAAGATTGGAACGGCGGTCAAGGTCGTTCTTGGTGCGGTTGTTGTCCAACAGCTTGCACAGGCTGGGCTGGCGGCTGTTCGCTTTGCGTCTAGCGTTGAGGAGATGCAAGCTAAATCATCTGTAGTCTTTGGTGCGTTTACTCAAGATGTAAGAAGCGCATTATCTGATTTTGGTGATGAGGTTGGTCGTAGCACCTTTGAGCTAGAAGGCATGGCATCCAGCATACAGGATACCTTTGTCCCTATGGGGTTTGCCAGAGGTGAAGCCGCAAAGCTATCTGTTGAACTTACGAAGTTGGCTGTTGATGTCGCTTCATTCAACAACGCATCTGATACAGAAACCATGGTGGCTTTCCAGTCTGCGTTGGTCGGCAACCATGAGACTGTCAGGCGATTTGGTATCGTTATAACTGAAGCAACGCTTCAACAAGAACTTTACAGAATGGGGGTCACTAAAAACTCCAAAGATGTAGACAACGCCACAAAAGTTCAAGCGCGGATGAACCTTATCCTTAAAGGTACAACTGATGCACATGGCGATGCTGCAAGAACATCTGGCAGTTTTGCTAACACATCTAAGGCATTAGGTGCGGCACTTGATGAATTACTGGTTAATGTAGTCACCCCATTATTGCCAGCATTAACTAAGATGGTTCGGGGTCTTGCAGATGCCGCTGGTGCGCTTAATGCGTTTTTAATAGAGGTTGGATTAATAGAGCAAGTTGGCTCTGAAGGGGCGGATGCTTTAGAGCTTTATAATATAAAAGTTAAGGAAGTAGAGACATTAACCAAACAAGCCGCTGAACAAGTAGTAAAGTTAAATGAAGCTGTAAATTCTAAAGACCCAAACGCAGGTCATTTTATTGATGGAGCAAGAGCAAAATTAACAGACCTTGATACCCAAATTAAGGCAGCAAAAGCGGATTTAGTAGATTTAGAAACAATGCTTGTTGCTGACAGTTTTGCTTTAGCAGTCCCCCCACCATCTGCAACTGGTGGTGATGATGTAGATACTGATGAACTTGCCCGCCAGAAAAAAATTAAATCGTCTTTAGAGGATTTGAGCAAAGCCAATAGGATTTTGGCATTAGATAAAATGGGCTTGAATGAAGCGGAAAAAGAATTTCAAATTTTACAAATAGAGCTGGGCAAGTTAACGCCGATACAAGAAAAGCAATTAAGGGCATTGACTAGAGAGCAAGTTCAAATGAACAAGGCGTATGATGCCGCCACAAAAGCAAATGATGCCTATAATACAAAAATGAAAGAAGGGCAGACTATAGCTAATGGGTTTATTCCAGAGCAGCAAAAACTTGAAGAACAGCTTGAAAAGGTAAGGTTTGCTATGAGAGGGGCGGCTGAAGATGATATACCACTGTATGAAAAAGCCATCCAAGATTTACAGCATCAAATAAAAATGACAAACCCTGAATTTGAAAGACTGCATAATGCAGCTATGCAAGCCGCAGATGGTATTTCAAACGCTCTTGCTGATGCTTTTGTAAACGGTAAATTTTCCCTGCAAAGCCTTGGTGATGTATTCAAACAAGTTATCAAACAAATGATAGCTGATGCTATAAAGGCGCAAATTATAAAACATTTAATTGGACCAATATTTATGGCAATGGGTATACCTATGGCGGCTGGTGGTGGGTCAGTTGGCTCTGGCTCTAGGTCAATGGAGTTTACATCCGCATCTGATAGCTTTGCTTCAGGAGGCAGAATACCAGCAAGGGCTAGTGGTGGTCCTGTTCTTGTGGGTGAGCGTGGCCCTGAGTTGTTCGTTCCGCACAGCGGCGGAGTAGTACGCAACAATCATGATACCAAGAATATGCTTGGCGGTGGTTCGCCAGTGGTTGTTAATCAAAACATCAATATTGACGCTGGTGTGAGCCAAACTGTAAGAGCAGAGGTTATGAGCATGATGCCAAGGATTAAATCTGAAACCATACAGGCAATGATTGATGGAAAACGCAGAGGCAACTCAATTAGCAAGGCATTTGCATAATGGCGGCTCCATCTTACCCATTAACACTTCCATCAGCCCCAGCTTTTTCCAAGGCTCGTTGGTCACTAAAGCGTGTAACAGCGGTGTCAGAGTCGCCATTCACAGGCCAGCAACAGGTATATGACTATGGCTATGCTCTGTGGACAGCCACGCTAACTCTGCCGCCTATGTTAAGGGCTGATGCGGCTAATTGGGAAGCGTTCATGATGAAGCTGCATGGCAGGGTTGGCACGTTTTTATTATATGACCCAGACGCTAAAACCCCACAAGGCGGCGTGACCACAAGCGCGACATTAGAGGGGGCGGTTGCTATTGGGGATTATACAATAGGCATTGATACAAACAATGCGAACATGACCAATGTTTTCAAAGCTGGTGATTACATACAGATTGGCAGCGCAGCGGCAGCAAAGCTATACATGATTGTTGATAATGCTAATTCAAATGGCGCGGGTGTAGCCACGGTAAATATTGAGCCGCCTATCAAGGTTGCGGCAAGTGATGGTGCGGCGGTCGATTACACAAGCGCGGTTGGTGTGTTTAGAATGGACAGTCCTGACCTTGGCTGGGATACAGATGAGGTTTCAAAGTTTGGTATAACATTTTCATGCACAGAGGCTTTGTGATGGAACAAATAACAATGTCAAACGTATTGTGGTTTATCGCCACATTATTAGTTGGTTTTTTTATAAGAACCATGTGGGAGCGAATTAGTCTATTGAATAAACGAATAGATAACTGGTCAGCGGTTATGCCAGAGACTTATGTGCGCCGTGATGATTATCGTGATGATATAAGAGACATAAAGGATATGCTTGGCAAAATCTTTGACAGATTAGAGATGAAGGCAGACAAATGAACAAGAACAGATTTATTTCGCAAATCCGCTTCCATGAGGGCGTTGAGAGCAAGGTATATAAAGACCACCTTGGAATTGAGACTATAGGGGTGGGTAGGAACCTAAAAGACCGTGGCTTGTCAGAAGATGAGATTGATTACCTTTTGACTAATGATATTACCATTATTGAGAATGAGCTTGATAAGGCTTTCCCTTGGTGGCGTGATTTGGATGAGGTGCGTCAACGTGCGTTAGCTGATTTGGCTTTCAACATGGGAATCCCAAGGTTGCATGGCTTTGTCAAAATGCTTGGCGGGTTACAGCGCAGGGATTACCACGCCGCCGCAGAAGAATTACTTGATTCCAAGTATGCGAAACAGGTAGGGGCAAGGTCAGAGCGTGTTGCTGGCATGATAAGAACAGGTGAAGATAGCGCGGAGTTTTAATGTATGAAACCATAGTGATTATTTGCGCTTTTGGGGTGGCAACAGTAGGCCACACTTATCCTTACAAAATGCACACAGTATGCGAGTATTTTTGTGAGCGTAGTCAAAGCAAATATCATTATTACTATAATCCAGTAACCGTCATCCCTTATGGGTACGCTTGCCCACAAAGTAAGCGGGTGACTTTTAAAAAGTGGGTTACGAAAAAGCGGTGAATCTTATGTATGAGTACAAAATCAAAGAAGTGGTAAAGGTCGTTGATGGAGACACTATCGACATCATTATTGATTTGGGCTTTGACCTAACCAAAAAAGAGCGTGTGCGTCTGGCTGGTATTGATACACCAGAAAGTAGAACCAAAGACTTAGAGGAAAAAGAGCTTGGCCTTGAGGCAAAAGAGTTCTTGGAACGCCGCATAGCTGATTGCGACAACCTGTGGGTATCTACTGAAAAAGATGGCAAGTATGGTCGGATGCTGGGCAACATCTGGTGTGGTGTAATTAATATCAATGAGGAAATGGTCAGCCGTGGTTATGCGTGGTCTTATGATGGCGGCAAAAAAGAAAAGAACCTAGATGACCTCAGAACGATAAGAGGAATCATATAAAGGATGTTTAACATCCACCACACAACTGAGGTGGCTTATGTTCTTGTGATTACTATGTGGGGGAATACTGGAACTGTCTGGGAATACATTGGCAATCAAATTGTTTTGCAGCAACAAATGACAGAAGCGCAGTGCGAGTATCTTATTGATGAAGAAATGTGGGAAGCAACATATAAAAATAAGTATTTTCAAATGATGGCGCATTGCTTTCCAGCGGATTGCGCGGGTAAGGAAAATTGTGACTGAGGAAAAGAAAAAGCCTGTTGAGGTAAATGTTGGGCAAAATAGCTTTGAGCTAGTTCTTAGGATACTGGGAAATGAATTTGTAGCCATTAAGATTGGTTCGACAAACTTCAGCGGCAAGCTAATAGCTGGGTCAATCTTGTTGCTGTTCTTTACCTTTATCATGCTTGAGGTTTTTGGGCTTTCAAAGGTTCTGGGTGTTGAGTAGTGGCAACCAAGATAAATGAGAACACTGAACTATCAATGCCCATCCGCAACCTCATGGCGATGGTTGTAGGGGCGGCTATAGGTACATGGGCATATTTTGGGATCATCGAACGCCTAAATACGATTGAAAATAAATTTGTATTGATAGAAGCAGACTTAGGACAA